ACACAAAAATGTTCAGTTCGGAAATGGCGTGCAATCAAGAAGCAACACAGAATAGTGGTATTGAAGATAATAGGAAAAGTCAGGAAGCGGTGAATGCGATGAGTGAAAACGGCTCGTTTGTTCTCGTAGATATGTTTCCCGATACAAATCTCTTATATAAATGTGTTGGTGACGTGGAAAATTCATTAAATGAATATCCAGAAATCGTAATATATGGTCGTGTTTGTAAACAACGTCGGTGCGTAGGATTTTTCAGCGATGAAAGCGTCGGGTATTACTATTCAAATCAACGCGCTGACTCAAAACCGATGACTGAACCGTTAAAGGAAATATTGAGTTACGTAAATACTAAGTATAACGCAAATTATAATGGAATCCTTGTAAATAAATATAAAAGCGGAGAAGATTACATTTCGGCCCATAGTGATGATGAGCAAAATCTACATAAAACCGCTGGCGTAGTGTCAATATCCTTTGGTTCAACTCGCAAATTCAGAATTCGCAGTAAAAAAGATAAAAAGCTCAAAACAGACTTCAACCTCGTCTCGGGACTGATGCTTCAAATGGGCGGTAACTTTCAAAAGGAGTTTACCCATGAAATTCCAATCGAAAAACGTGTTAAACAAGAGAGAATATCATTTACTTTCAGAACCCATTCCATATAAATCTACAGCTAGATAACCATCGCGTATAAAATTGAAACGGGACGCCACATTGTAGCGGAAGGCACCCAACAACCGAACAAATCGACCATTCGAAATGGTATCGTCCGCATTTACCAGCACGCACGAGGAGTGTAACGAGGAGCTCATCACGATGGAGGAGTTCATCAACAAGATGCGCTGCTTCAACGAGTGGGACGAGGATGCGGACTATCCCAAAGACCCTCACAACTACGTATATAAAATCGACGTCCACAACATTTTCAAGCGCGTCCACCTCATAAGAGCGTATGAATATATCGAGGATAAATTCGACGATTACAGCTCGGCGAGGTGGAACGATACGACGACTCCCAGCCACGCGTCAATCGTGACCAGAATGAAGGAGTTGCTAGACCGGTGTATGTACGACCACGCGCTCAAGAGAATCGTCTACATCGCCATCATTCAAAGCGGCCAGAACGACGACGACGAATCGGATAGCGACAGCGACGACGAATCAAGCGACGAAGAGTAGAGGATGATGAGGTAATGTATTAGATAGAAAAGGCAGGGTATTAACCCTTTTTTCTCTCTATATCGCCAGTTTTATATTATCAAATAAAATTGATTAAATATATATCATTATATTAATCTACAATATGGCAACCGAAATTAATTGTCTTGAACTATTTGCGGGTTGTGGTGGTCTAGGACACGGATTTCACAAAGAAGGCTTTACTATGGTTTGTGCGAATGAGTTGGAAGCTGTCATAGCGGGTTCGTATGAGCTTAATTTCGCCGACACAACGGTCATCCCCGGAGACATTACGAAGCCCGAAATTAAGAAGCAGATTTACGACTGTTTTAATGAGGAAGTGGAGTGTGATGTTATATTGGGTGGACCTCCGTGCGTTGCGTATTCAATGTCCGGTCACCGAAACTCACGCGACCCGCGCGGCCAACTGTTCAACGATTACGTGGCCGTCGTGAATGAATTAAAGCCAAAAGTGTTTATTATGGAGAATGTCAAGGGGATTCTGACCATAATGCACGATAAGCCAAATCTCACGAAGGCGGAGAAGAAGTTGGCCGATAAATACTACAAACTAGAGGCCGACAAAATCAAGTATGCCGAACTAAAGAAGAACCTCGTATTTCATAACAGTAAGGCCGAGTCCGAGGCTGCTGCCGAGCCTGAGACCAAGGCCGCAGCCGAGCCCGAGCCCAAGGCCGCAGCCGAGCCCGAGCCCAAGACCAGCGACGTATCGCCTCCTCCGCTCGTAGAGGAGGCCAAACCAGCGGCTCAGGAGAGCGAGGAGTATATGGAAAACGAGGCTAATATTAAAGAAACGAAGAAGAATATAAAAAAAATGGCACCCGACCTTGGCAAATTTAGAATGAAAGTGACAGACATTATCAAAGATAAATTCAAAGACATTGGATATAAGGTAAAGATGGAGCTATTGAAAGCGAGCGACTTTGGGGTTCCTCAGAACAGGGAGCGCGTAATATTTATTGGTGTTAGGAATGATATTGATGATAAAAAGATAACCTATCCCGAAAAAACGCACAACGCCGACGGAAGCGATGGTAAAAAGAAGCATCAGACAGTTAAAGAGGCGATAGACGATCTAAAAGACTCGCCAGAAAATAAGGAATCGCACCACATCTATACCAATCACAGCGATGCGTTTACACAAAAAATTAAGAATACGAAGGTGGGCGAAAGCGTTAATAAGAAATATACCGAGGCGTTCTTCCGGTGCTCGCCCGATAAGCCATCCAACACCGTAAAGGAAAACCACGGTGGTGTCTTCGTCCACTACGAAAAGGACCGTGTAATGACTCCACGAGAATTGGCACGGTTACAAAGTTTTCCAGATGACTATATGTTCAAGGGGACAAAATCGTCGGTTCTCGTACAACTAGGAAACGCGGTTCCCTGTGGTCTATCCCGCGCAATCGCAAAGGAAATTAAAAAAATATTTATCTAAAATCGTCGTTATTTATTATACAATTTATATTTAGTTATATAATAAACATATTTACATAGTGAGCTGACCAGCGCCAATGGTAGTATTTTTAATATAGTCCAAACAACCGCCCCAATAGGTTCCTTTATACCAATTAGGGTCGTTCCGATCAAGAGTATCGTTTCCTTCAGTATACTTGACTCCGTATACGCCTTCCCTATATCTATTGAATGGTGGTGGCTGGCGCTTATCTTCCGCCAACATTTTTTGTTTCGCCCTGGCTTTGGATGAATTACAACTACCGCAAAGAGTTTGAACATCGTCTTCGGTTTGCTCGGCCATATTAAACATCCTAGGATCGTTATAAAGGTCGTTTCTGTGGTCGCATTGTAGGTTCTCAACTGTCCCACAACTATCACAACACCTACCAGGAGCAGTCATAAGATCAATCAAATCTTGCCTGAGCGGTGGATATGAAACGACTGATTCTTCTACTTGTCCAAAGAATTTAACGTATTCAATCGTAGTTCCTCCTTTCTCCCAAGTTAAAGAGCTGTGTATTCCCCTAATCATCTCTTTCTCTTCATCGGTGATACCAATATCCTTCCAACAATTACTAGAATTAATACAATGTTCCAGATTTCCTGTATGTTGACAGAAACGGTAGAATTTATATTTCTTTCCTAGGGATCCATCGCTCCTAAACACACCATCACCAGAAGTCCATTTAATGTTGTCAGGTAATTCGTAGCGCTTCATAAGCGCAGACCAGCCGGGATTATTAGGATCATTGAGATAATTGGCAATAACAAATGCGCGTTTTGATTCTCGCTGCGATGCCATCTTGATTGTGGTAAATAACCAGGTCATTGTCTTTATTTCAATTTAATATTATATTAAAACTTTAAAATCTATATACTTGTAGACAAATACGATATATTGTCAATCGTGAATTATTACCGTGATTTATAAAAAAATTGATTTGCGCAAAATTAGCTAATAATATAGCACAATATGAACAGCAACGCGAATAACACAGATAATATGAATACCGAATCGAACCAAGCCCGCATCGTTGCTGACAGTGTGGGAACGAGCCCTATTTCCGATGAAACTCACCCAAGCTCAAGTAACTCAAGTCAACGGTGGACTCGTCCAAAACCTAAAATCGGTTGCAGCCATTTTAGTAGCGACGTTTATAATATTCGTCATAGTTCATATACAATTCTTGATGCTATTGCTGATATATGGGATAATGTTAAAGATCAGTATTCGTCAAATCTTATTATAACCAGAGATCCGGACGGATATGTTACCAAATTACAATTTTGTGACGCCGATGTGAATGGATTTGAGGGAATTGAAAATGAGGGGGTTAATAGTCCTCTTTGTATGGGTCACGTATCGCCAAATCACAAAGATGATGAGTACTCTTCTCAATTTGGTCGTGGACTTAAAGACTCAAGTATTTATCTTGGTGGAAAACTGACAGTTATTACCAAGATAAGTCGCGATACAGGTGAAACTGTATATATTCAAGCAGAACTCGACTTTGGGATAATGCAAGCGAGAGAGGATCCAATGGAAAGTCGTGAACTTACTGATTATAAAGAAATCACAGTGGATGAATATAAAGAACTGCACACAGATGTATGTGGTTATGATTGTGGTTCATCTGTTATTATCGAACCTATTAGAAGAGAACATAATTCATTTCCAGATGACGACGCAATAGAGAAACGTATAAAGGATAATTATCATGAAAAGATTAAAGCTGGTAAAGAATTCAAGCTTAATCATAAATTGATTGAACCAAAGGAAGATGTCTTTGACAACGGCATATGTGCTGAAAGGACAATTACGAGAGAGATTCGTTTGGATATTTCAACTACAAAGATTATTCAAAACGTATATTGTAAAGAAACTACGCGCGATGGCGAGACAAAAAGTATTTATTATAAACCATCTACTGGTAGAATTGTGAATTGGCCAAAAGATAAAATACCTGAATATGAATCCAGTTTCGACCTTATCCCAGAAAAAAATACACTTATTATGAAATCAACTAATTCAGTACACACTCCTGTTAGTCATATTATGGGAAATAATAGTATTGAATATATTAGATGTGGACGTTCTCATGGGGCCGGAATAACAGATCCAACGAAGGATGGTTACGGTAATAATATTACTAATATATTATCATGGGAGTCAAAAGATCTTAACGAAATCCTTGGTATTTCATCAACCAAGGGTATGATTAGTAAAAAAGAAAATTTGTGTATTTCATTTCTTGAAAAATTAATACTATTAAGAAATAGAAACTCGGGGAAAAATGATAAGTATTCTTCACTTAATTCAAAACATTTCAAACCAGCGCCAGCGCCAGCACCAGCACCAGCGCCAGCGCCAGCGCCAGCACCAGCATCAGCAGCACCAGCACCAGCAGCACCACCAGCACCACCAGCACCACCAGCACCACCAGCACCACCAGCATCAGCAGCATCAGCAGCATCAGCAGCACCAGCATCAGCAGCACCACCAGTGCCAGCATCAGCAGCACCACCAGTGCCAGCACCAGCACCAGCAGCACCAGCGCCAAATACACCATCAGAAGAACCAGCGAGTGACGAACACACGCTTCTCGCAGCCGCCCAAGCATTAGCTAGTATTACTTCTAGCGAAGGAACACACGATGATGCATTATCCGAACCAGAAGAATATGATCAGCTATCAGATGATGACAAGAAGGTAGTATTGTATATGAGGAATAATAAACATCTACTGAAGTTTATCACCTAGAATCTTCTATCATAATAACATACATATTTACAATTAATATTCCCAATACTCGATAATTAATATACATATTTTTTTTATTAAAATATTAACAGTCCAAAATGAACTAAAGGAACATGCGCTATATTTAATAATGGCGAATAAGAGCAATAAGCGTATTAATAAAAAATTGATTAAAAATAATGAGGTTATAGAGCCAGCAACAATGTCTAAATCACCAACAGCGATTAGTTTATTTTCGGGAATGGGCGGCGACTCGCTCGGGATGAAAGAGGCGGGGTTTGACGTGATTGCGTTTAACGAGATTAGCAAGCCCGCCATCGAGAGCCACCGGCTGAATTTCGAGGAGTGCGAGCTGATTGTGGACGACACGCCCTTCGTTCCGGGCGTGGAGGCAGACGACGAGAGCAAGGAGCAAACGAAGGCGCGCGTGAAGGACGATAAGAAGCGCCTCAAAGAGAAGGAGAAGAGCGCCACCAACATTCAGTGTATTCCCGACGAGGTGTTGGCGAGATTCAGGGGCAAGGTGGACCTGGTGTTTGCCGGCCATCCGTGCCAGGGGTTCAGCAACGGCGGCAAGAAGCTCCCCGACGATCCGAGGAACACCCTCTTTCGCGAGTTCGCGCGCGTCTGTAAGTTGACCGAGCCCAAGTATATCATCGGCGAAAACGTGGACGGGCTTCTCAGCCGCAAAACGTCGGACGGGCGGAAATACATCGATGTTATCGAGGAGGAGTTCGACAGCATCGGCTACACCGTGAAGCACCAAGTATGCCACGCGGTGCGATTCGGCGTCCCGCAGCTGAGGAAGCGCCTCGTCTACGTGGGCGTGCGCAAGGACCTCCATAAGACGTACGCGTTCCCCGAGCCGCTCAACGATGGCAAGGTCGTCGCCGGCGCGGGAAACCTGCCGAATCTCCAGGATATTGTCCGATTCAGTATGGAGGGAGCTATCAAAATCGACCCCGACGACTTCGATATGTCGAGCATTCCGTCCGAGTGTATTATGACCGACCTGGCGAACGACGAGGGCGAAGACGAAGAGAAAAATGTTCACCCGTATTTGCGACTGAAAGCCAAGACGCGAAACGCAGAGTATGACGGCAAGACGCACCATTCGCTGCTCTCGTTCTCGAAGCGCGATTCGCCCATTCACTGCGAGATTATCGACGTGCGAAATCCCAGCAAGACGATTATCTGTACCTACGACCACCAACCGCGCCTCTTCGTCCCGCTGAGAAACAAGAGCGGGTATTACCTGCGGTGTCTCTTGCCCGACGAGCTGAAGCAGATTCAGGGGTTTCCCACCGACTTCCAAATAGCCGGCAATAAAAAAGATAAAATTAAACAAGTAGGCAATGCCGTCCCTCCCCCTCTAATTACCCTTATTGTAAAGCAGCTACTTACTATGCCCGATGCCGATGCCGATGCCGATGCCGATGCCGATGCCGATGCCGAATAATTCCCGCTTCCACCGCCTATTCTTCTTTCAGCTCTTCCAGAAACTCCGATATGTCGCCTGTGTATGTGGGACGCGCATAAACCGACATCTTGCCCGACAATGCTTTTTTCCCTTCCCCGCGACAGTATTTGTCCTTGATGGCGTCGATTTCCCGCTGGTAGTCCGTGACCCATTCGGAATCGTCCATAAACACGGCGCCGTTGAGTCCGAGGATGCCTGGCGGGATGCTCCTCCGCGTGTTCTCAATCCCCGTGAAGAGAATGAGATACCAGATGTCCTCGTTCGGGCACGTATCGTTGAACTTAATCATGTTTCCGTCCGTTTTTTTTACCTCGATGTTGAGACCGATACCGCCTACGTTACGGAAGTCCTTGGATTGCTGCGACCCCGCCTCGGTATAACTCAGTCTTAGATGGTCGAGGACGTCCCTAATGAGGGGAATCGAGGTGCGCTCGCTGGCCTGCGTGTTGCCGTTCTTGGTGGTGAGTCCCACGAGCTTCTCCTTCGTGATAACCGTCTTCGCCAGAGCGAAGATTTTGGCGAACAGTTGCTGCCGCCGCATCTCGAGCGTGGGTGGAGGCGGCGGCGGCGGCGCTCGTTCAGTCGGTGCCTGTGCGATAGGTCCGCTGCTCTCAAGCTCGAGTGCCTGTGCGATAAGTTGTTCGTGTTGTTCCTTGCTCATGGCCATTGTCGTGTTTGTGCGTTACCATATTATCTCCAATTCTATTTCAATTTTTTTTACATAACCGCACCAATATGCTGTCTCGTTTAATATGAATATAAATTATTTTAAAATTCATATTAAAGCTATAGCGACGTATCATATTAACTATGGTGGCCAAGATGTTTCTACTCGTTTCCGTATTGAATATGATGTCCTACATTCAGAAGGTTTCCAGCTTTAAAGCGACCGTTAGGATGCCCCCTATTACGACGGCTAAGTTCATGGTAGGCGGCTTCTACGAGGGACCCAAGAAGACACCCTCTATCGTGACATTTCCCACCGCTCCAGCAGACCTAGCCGAAAAGATGTTCACGAGCTGTGGCTTCTACGAAGGTCCCAAGAAGACAATGTCGTCAATCGTATCCCAGCCTAAATTTGCTAAAACCGGATCAGCGGAGGAATCTCCGAGGACGACCTCCGTTATGGAGGGTGACACAATGTTCACTGGTAGCGGTTTCTATATGGGTCCCAAGAAGACACTCTCACCCAATGTGGGTTGTGTCGTAACTGAGACGATGATTGCGTCAATCGTGTCGCCACCAACAATGCTAACCAGAATGAAAGCTGATGCGGGTGGTGGATTCTATACAGGACCAAGTAAATCCGCCTTACTGCTTCTCTCGGCACCGCTTTACCAGCCACCGTCAACTTTGCCTGCGGTAGTAAAAACAATGAAAATCGCGTTCTCGGGATTCTACACAGGACCAAGTAAATCCGCCTCACTGCTTCTCTCGGCACCGCTTTACCAGCCACCGTCAACTTTGCCTGCGGTAGTAAAAACAATGAAAATCGCGTTCTCGGGATTCTACACGGGACCAACGAAACAATAGATTATATAAGTTTATTCATTCTCTTACTATGACGCCTGGTTTGTCTAGATTTTTTATGGTCACCCTTTTTAATTTTAATTACTTTTTTCTTGTTCCTAGCATCTCGTCTCTTCTTCACTTTTAAATAATTTTTATAATCATCTCGTGTATATTTGCGTTTCGTTATACATGGATATTTCTCTCGCGTAGTTTTATCCCAATTATTGTTAAACCTGCTTTGATTGGACCTGCTTTGCTTGGACCTGTTTTTCTTGGACCTGTTTTTCTTGGACCTGTTTTTCTTGGACCTGTTTTTCTTGGACTTGCGAGATTGTTTTCCAGTTATTGGTTTCCGCGTTCCATATCCATAATTATCGTGGTCCTCGGCAATATTGTCTGCGTGCCACTTAATATATTTATTTATTTTTTTGCGACTAGGCCAATTATATCCGAGTCCTCTATAGTCAGCCAAATCAACATCAAAGTCATCTTTAGTATACGAATTTCTCATTGATTCTATTAAACGTTCTAATAACCCGGTAGTTAGAACAATATATGCATCATATAATTCGTCTAAAGATTGAATTCTATTATCTTCTAAACGTCTCTGGATGGAGGCGTCCATACATGTCTGGGAAATTAAATTTCTATACGAGTCGTCGGGCAAATCTAATGTCCTACAACTAAAACTAAAGACTATTGGGACTAAACCATTATAATTTTCTTGTACGTGTGAAAACACTTCGTCCAACGTAAATTCAAACATACTACCGTAGTTATTGTACGCATCATCTATATCTTGTTGGAATCCTTCAACCGGTTCCCATTGCTCTTTTGTTCTATTATATATCCATATACCCCACGGCTCACCTTCGTCGTTATATTGGTCATCGTCATAAAGCTTACGTTCATAGAGTTCAAGACCAGTCATCTGATATCGTTGAACCCCAGTAATATTATTATCCTGTAATTCCCAAGGAATAGTGGGTTCACAATGTGTATTCAATCCTAATTTTCGTGCGTATTCTTTATTATTAATATGTCCATTCCATGCGGTGCGTACATGAGGTCTATCTATATCATTTACTGATGTTAGTTGGTTCTCAAATACGAATCCCATTGAATCATCCAACATTCGCTTGCATCCAGAATCCCAATTATGGGCGCGCAATGTAGTTCCAAAATCAGTAAGCCAAAATACAGAGGTATGCATATAATCGATGTTTTGTGGAGCGCTTAATTCAACAAAGTCCGGATGCACGTCTAAAATAACATTTCCGTGTGCACAAATATATATTATTGGTTGTCCATAATCATCATCATCATACTGATATTCAATCGTATCATACTCATCCTGATTTTCATACTCATCGTTATTTTCATAGGCATAATCCATAGACGCCATTATATATAATATATAATAATAATCTAAAATAATATAAAATAATATAAAATAATATAATATAAAATATTTTGTTATTGTATATGAGCGATTTGCGTAAAGCGTATCTGTTTATTCCTATGATATCTGTTTATATATCGGGAATGTATTATCCAATTGACGACAAATCGGGGGAAAAGGTGTGGTTTCGACCGCCTGGGTGGGTATTCGGTGTGGTGTGGCCCGTTCTGCTCTCGCTCCTTGGATACTCGTGGTTCTTGCGACCTCAACTAACGCGGTATTACGCGTTTCTCACCGTAGTGCTATCGACCTGGAGCATCTTATTCAGCTTCAACAAGGCATACGCGTTCATAAACATTCTAATCGCGCTGATAACCACGATGGCGCTGATTCTGCCAACGTACCCAGAGAAAGCGACGCTCCTTCTCGTGCCGCTCGGTCTGTGGCTAAGCTTCGCTAGTCTCCTCAACTATTACTCCATCGCGTGATAATTATATTATCATAATGAGTTAAACAAATTTTAACAATTAAAGTAAATGGATGGTAGCACCTGGCTAACTCAAAGCGGACGTGTAAACCCGATTGGTTATTTATACGACACAGTATTATACTATTGTGTATGGTGGTTAATTTATGAAAGTGTCGGAAAGATCGTAACCAAATACTCCCTGTTACATAGATTGTCTATAGAGAAACATACCGATGCTAAGACAAGGATTGTTGGTTCTATTCACGCATTTATTATAACCTATTACACGTGTAACTACCTAACAAATAATATAGGATATCACGAATGGGCGATGTGCCTTCCTATTTCGAGCGCATATGGGTTATTGGATATCACCGTCCTTACGGTAAATTATAAATACTTCAAGAAGGGCTATCGTGCCATATGTCTGCACCATCTAATCTTGATATTTGGACCGCTGACAATTACGCCCGAATATGGAATGCTATGCTCGCGACACTATTTATTTGAAATAACCGTTCCCATATTAGACATGAGCTGGTATTTGTATAGGACAAAACAGACCGCCTCTTTAGTTTACAAAGTAAATAGCGTGCTTACTGTAATATTATTTTTCATTTTTAGAATTATGAATGGGGGGTATCTAGTATATACACTGGGAACCGCACACCAGTATATGGCGTTGGCGGGCACATTAACCTTTTTGGGACTCAATATATACTGGTTTAAATCCCTTGTAAGTGTTGTTTTTACGTGAGCATTCCACGATTACTATTCGTAACATTGATGGAGTGAGTATCACGTTAGTCCCAAAAAAATGTAGTATGGCAAGCCTCAATTTCTAGTATATAAATAAATTTAATAATCATACATATAATCTAATTAATCCCATCTATTTTTATTCATGGAACTTATCCGTTGTCTTGCTTCGCTATTCATAATTTCTTCTCTGCTTCGCTCATCGTAAGGTCGGTCGTCTTCTACAATAATAAACTCTTTTTTATCATATGTGTTTTCTTTGCGGGTCGTCATACAATTTCCCATTTTAATTACAGCATATATGCTGTGGAATACTTCTTTCAATTTTATGTGATTATAGCTCCATTCATATTTTGAAACTATCGTGTTCACTGCCTGCGAAATAGATGACATTATTACACATTTATTAAATTGATATTTAAATAACAATTTAAAAAAAAACTCTGTTTAAAGACGCTGGTTCTTACACATCGCCTTACAGATGATGAGCGAGAGTGTGACGATGACCGCGATGATGGCGCTGCTGCTAACCGGCACCTGCGCGTGGTGGACGAACATGTGCATGAGCTGCGACTTGAACGGGAGGTTGGCCGCGCCGCTCGGCGGCTTAATCTCCGCCGGGGTCGCGAACGGTTTTAGGAGCATCGGAAGGACGATATTGATTGCGACGGCAATAGCCACAGTGCACGGGATAATCTGATTGGCCATTATATTATATATAATTATTTTTATTATAATATAATTATTTTTTATTACACAGGATATTTCTCTCGGACAATAGGATGTTGAGTAGTAGTAGACCCGCGAATGTGGTAAGGTTTGATAGAAAGGGGATGGGTGTTCGCCACGGTGGGTGGTACATAAACGTGACGGCTATTAGAAATAATAAGAAGAGATAGTTAGTATACATAACCAGGTTGTAATCTACATATTTACAATTGAAAAAATATAGGATGATGATGACCGAGCCGATTAATTCGAGTAAAATAACACCTAACATACCAAGTTGGTTGACAAGAAGCGGCAGTCCGGTTTTCGTCGAGAGAACCGAGACTTTTTTGCTAAAATTAAAGATTTTATTGAACCCAGAGTAAATAAACATTACGAAGAAGAGAATGACCGATATTTGCCGAGAGTTCATATAATAATATATGAGGTTTTAATGAGGTGGCAGACGCTCGTTTTATTCCTCGTCGCATATGAAAGCATATTTATTATCACACTTTTGTAAATTGTATAATATGTGAAACGCGTAAACACCGATCCACTGAACGAATATTATATGGCGAATATTTTCCCATCGCTTGTTGGCGGAATGGGTAGGAAATACGATGCTGTTAAGTGGGAAGAACACAAGAGCGAACGCGCAGGGGTAAAAAACATTACGATCTTGCGATGCCCCCATCAGTAAACAGCTCGTATTGTGAGCGGTATCAATTATATATAGCGCGCGAGAGTCGGGATATTTATGAAACAAACAGCCGAGGGCGAATATCACAAACATCGCGGGCGAACGGTATAGTTGCGCCAGTATTCCGTATGGGATTAGTCCGAACATAGCAATCTTATTCATTGATATATAATTACAAAATTGAATGAGCTTAATTAACGAATTATATAGATAAAATGTTTCTCATATTAGGATGGGCAAGTTTCATTTGTCTCCTATATGTAATGTTGGTCTACATGATAGAAATGATGTGGCCGTCCCACCTAATACTTGTTCAATTTTGCTAAATTACCGATAGGTGACTCGCACAACAGGTCAATATCGTGTGAACCAGGGCCACCGCGACCGCTCCCACGACATATTCGGCACTCTTCGTAATCGGTGTTATCGCATTTGTAGCAAGCTGGTTTATAACAGAGTTGACACGGGACGAATCCAGCCCCCATACAGAAGTAGCATCGGAATATGTCGTTATTTATGTGTCGGTTAAATCCCATCGCGGTCTCTCGTTTTTTTTTATTTATGAATATCGTGGGGTTAATATTGTTAGTTCGCCTCGACTCCATAAAGATGTGCGACGACGGCTGGTGTAACATTTTAGTTATCAAGGCGATTTGTAATATTCGCATATTAAGTATTAACGCATATGCTCTTAAATTTTATTTTCGCATATTATTTTATATGGAACGGTTTATACATTTCGGCTGCTGGAACAATATGAAGAACGGAACCGTTGTTAGAGACGTGATGACGAGTTTAAAGCGAAGAATCGCGGATTCCTCTGCGCCCTCGATAGATTTTATAACGGTTGCGGGAGACAACTATTATCCGGACAAACAGAAGGATGGAAATGGGAAAAAGAAAAAGACAATCGACGCATATGACCTGGAGGACGGATTCGGTGAGCTGCCCGACGAGCCCGAAATATATATGATATTGGGCAATCACGACTTGGAAACAAACAATGCTAGCAAACCCAAATCAAAATTATTTATTAACGACACGGAAGAAGAGGGGTGTAACATATTGACGCTTCAACAGAACAGCGTTGCGAACATTTCGAACATCCAGTTCGAGCTATACAAGGAGATTTTGATGAGCGATGATACGCTCGTGCTAATGATTGATACCAGCATGTATGAGGATAATGCGAGCAAATATATAGAGTGTTACCGAATATTCTTAAAAGACCCGAGTTTAGAAATTGCTACGTTACGCGCACGTCAGCTCAAAGATATAGGAGCGTCGCTGAAGAAATATTCGCGGGAGATTAAAAACCTAATATTAATCGGTCACCACCCAATTATCGGAGTTAAATATAAGGACGGTGGTATAAAAGCGGAAGAGGAATCGGAAATTCCGTTTATCAAAGACGCTCTTCGCGAAATATATTCGCTCACCAAAGACGTTAACCATTATTATCTTTGCGCCGACATTCACTTATATCAGAAGGGCGATATTAGCATCGATATGGGTGGTGGAAACACTATGAATATTGAACAGCACATCGCGGGGACGGGCGGAACTAAATTAGACCCCGATGTCCCGCGCGAATACGTTGGCGAGACTGTGGAGAAAAACGGTTTCACGTATACTATGGCGGAGACCGTGCGCGCGAACGGATATTTAGAGTGCGATATCGCGAGCGGCACCCCCGAGTTTACGTTTACGGTTGCCAGCAAAAAACGGAGAAATTATGGAACGCCTACGGCGGGACCTGCGCGGAGGA